GAGCCGGTGCTGGTGGTGACGCCCGTGCCGCCGTTGGCGACGGCGAGGGTGCCGGCCAGCGTGATCGCGCCGGTGGTGCCGGTGGAGGGGGTTAGGCCGGTTGTGCCAGCGCTGAAGGAGGTGACGCCGCCAGCGGCGCCGTTGCTGGCTGACGTGACGCGGCCTTTGGCGTCGACGGTGATGTTGGCGTTGGTGTAGCTGCCCGGAGTTACGGCGGTGCTGGCCAGCGTCGCAGCAAACGAGCCAGTGCCAGAGCCGGTTACATCACCAGTGAGCGTGATCGTTTGGTCACCAGTGTTGGTGCCGCTGCTAGTGCCTGAGAACGTGCCGCTTTGTGTTGCAAGCGTGCCAAGGCCCAGGGTGGCACGTTGTGCTGCCGCGTCGGCGTCATCGAGTAGGGCACGACCGGCCGCTGTGCAGGCAATTTCCTCTACATCGCCAGCGCCTGCGGAGCTGCGGCCAAGCAGTTTGTCAGTGCCGCTGACGTTTTGGATCTTGGCGTAGGTGACGGCATCGTTGTCGATCGTCCAGGCGGTGCCAGACGAGCTGACCGTGATGTCGCCTTTGTCGCCGTCGGACACGCCGGCGCCTCCGATCTCGACGATGGAGGCGGTGCCGTTGTCTTTCTTGGTGTAGAGCTTGCCGTCGAAAGTGTTGACGGCGAGTTCGCCCAGCTGCAGGTCACCGACGGCCGGGGTTTTGCCCGAGACGGCCGAGCGCTTGATCTTGATGACGTTTGCCATGTGGCTGCCCGTGAGTGCCTATGTAGGCGGGACTGACAGCGGAGCGCCTTAGAAGGTGCCGCCGTCGATGGTTGCGTTGGGGCTCAGGTAGTCGGTGCCGTCCACCGCAGCGGTGAAGGCACTGGTGCCGTTGCCCTTGACCAGGCCGGTCAGGGTGGTGGCGCCGGTGCCGCCGCTGGCGACGGAGATCGTGGTGCCGTTCCAGGTGCCGGTCGTGATCGTGCCGACCGAGGACAGGCTCGAGAGCGTGGTGACGGCGCTGTTGACCAGCGTGCCGCTGGTGGGCAGGGTCACGCTGGTGTTGCCGGTGACCGTGAAGGCGGTGGTGAACGCGCCGCTGAAGGTCAGGCTGCCACCGAGGGTGATGGTGCTGGAGCCGTTGTTGACGCCAGTGCCGCCGAAGGATGCGCCGATGACGCTGCCGTTCCAGGTGCCGGTGCCGATGGTGCCCAGCGTGGTGATGCTGGTCTGGCCGACGTAGGTCGAGGCAATGTCGATGGAGTCGGCATTGACCGTGATCCGGTCGGCTGTGCCGACGGCGTCGATGGTGTTGCCGGTCTTGGTCAGACCAGCGCCGGCGGTGATTTGGCCTGCGCCGGAGAATTGGGTGAAGGAGAGGCTGGTGGTGCCGAGGACGATGGCGCCGTCGGTGGTGAGGACCCAGCCGCTGTCTGCGTTGGTGGTGCCCTCCTCGACGAAGGTGAACATCCCCGAGGTCACCTTGGCGGAGGTGTCGGCGTCGCTGGCGCGGGTCCAGGAGCCGCCGGAGACCACGGTGTAAATGCCGTTCTCGGAGCCGGTGGTTTGGTTCTTGACCAAGACGCGCTCACCGGCGCTGAGGGCGACCCCGTCGATGGTCTGGGTGCCGCTCAGCGTGATGTTGGCGGTAGTGGCAGCGCGGCAGGAGTCTTTGACATCGAGGCCCTGCTTGCTGGCGTCGACGTATGCCTTGGTGGCCGCGTCTTGGGCGCTGGTGGGGTCAGCCAGGTTGGTGATTTTCTGGCTGTTGACCGACACCGAGGCGGTCGGGACCGCCATCTGGTCGAGGCGGTTGGTGCGGACCTGGGTGTCGAAGTCGCTGATCTTGGAGGCGGTCAGCGTTGGGATGTCAGTCGCGGCCAGCGTGGTGCCGGAGGTGACGCGGCCTTTGGCGTCGGTGGTGACCTTGGTGTAGGTGCCGGCGGTGCCGGCGTTGGCCAGGGTCAGGATGACTGAGGTGGTGCCGGAGCCGGAGGCATCACCCGAGAAGGTGATGGTCTCGTTGCCGGTGAGGTAGTTTTGCGCCTTGACGAAGGCGGTGGTGGCGATTTTGGTGCTGCTATCGCTCGCCGTCGCAGTGGAGGCGGTGGCGTTGGAGCCGGTCAGGTCGACGCTGCCGGTAAACGTCTTGTTGCCGCTGACGGTTTGGGCGGTGCTAAGTGTCAGGTAGGCGCCGGGGCCGCCGATTGCAGGGATGCTGGTGGCGGTGCCGCCGGCGCCGCCGGTGCCTTTGCCGTAGTAGAGAACGTCGTCTACTTCGTTGTAAGCGAGTTCGGCGTTGGCAAGAGAGGTTGGGGCGCCAGCGTTGCCGGATGCACGACGCTTAATGCGAACGGTGTTGGCCATGGCTTAGAAATTGCCCCCGTCAGTCAGGTTGGTGGTAGTCCAAATGGCGTCTGCTTTGAACGATGACGACGCCCCGTCGTAGTAGACGACGCTCTTGTCTACTTTAGCCGCTGTATCTACAACGAATCCCGGAGGACCTTGTGGTCCTTGAGGGCCGGCGGTGATTACCTCAACGACCGTGCTGTCGCCGTTATCTGTGACAACGACAGTGTTAGTTACGGAGCTAACATTGACGCTCGTCATCGGGTGTAGCCCTGGTCAGCGATGATTATTCCCTCGAGGTAATACTCGCGCAGGCCGGAGCCGTTTTCGAGGAGGACGTCGTAGCGGAGTTCGTCGGGGAAGTTGGCGGTGTCGGCGCGGGCGAGGGAGAGGGTGACGGTGCCTGTGGACCTAGCTGTGTAGGTGACAGTGAAATCGGCGTATTTGGTGGTGCGCTCTTCGTCCCAGGCTTGGGCGGTGACAGTCCAGCCGGTGAGGTTGATGGGCGTGCCGGTGCTGTCTTTGAACTGCACGACGATGGAAAAGTCGGCGGCTCGTTGCAGCACGATGTTGTAAGTCCCGGGTCGTACTGCCATGACGCACCTCCTGGTAGCAGTCTAAGAAGTCGCTATGTAAAAAGCCCCGCGATTGCGGGGCCGGGTGTCGATCGCGGAGCGATCAGGCGTAGGTGCCGGAGTCGTACGGCGTGTTGACCAGCAGACGCACCATGGGCACGTTTTTGACCTGGGCGTAGGCCAGGCCCCACGAGGAGACGTTGGCCAGGTTGCCGGAGGTGGAGGCGTTGGTGGGGTTGTCGCCGGCGGCGGCCCACTTGGTGCCTTTGACGTGCTGGGCGTAGTGGTAGTCGCAAATGAGCAGGTCTTGGAAGCTGCTCTTGTTGCGGTCGTACTCGACGCGCAGGTCCTGCTGAACGCCCTCGAGCAGGCAGCCGTTGGAGAACAGGTACACGGGGTACTTGTTCACGTGGCCGGAGGTGCCGCCAGCGATCACGCCGATCTGGTCGTCGACGATCACACGCAGACCGGCGAAGGTCTGGTAGGACACGCCGCTGAGGCCAGGGGCAGCCGAGAGGCTGCTGCCGGACACTTGCACCTGGGTGTAGCCGGTCTCTTCGAGATAGGCGGCCAGGTTGCTGTGCATCGCGATGGCGGTCAGCTCACCACCGCGCTCGCCAAGCTTGTTCTTTGCCTTGATCACGTTGGCCGCGGTCAAGTAGTTCGAGCTGGTGGGGCTGGTGGTGCCGGAGGCGTTGAAGGTGTTGGCGCCGAGCACGCCGTTGGCGGCGATGGTGCCGAACAGGCCGCCGAGCTGGGCGAGCAGGGTGGCGGTCTTCTTCTTGTTGATGGCAGCGGCCAACTGGTTGGCGACGTGACCGAGGGGGTCAGCGCCGGTGCCCAGCTTGGACAGGTCGTCCACGGCGTACTGGAAGCCGCGGTGCAGGATGGTGGCGATTTCCTCGTCGGCCGTGACGGCTTGGGAGGTCAGGTAGCCAGCGCCGCTGGTGCCCCAGTCGTTGGTCGACTTGATCTGCTCCTCGGTGGGGTCGATGAAGTCGAAGAAGGGCACGCGCACGCGGGTGCCGCCAGCGCGGGCGTCGAGGGCAGCGTTGCGCTGCATCACGCCGGACTGGATGAAGGCCGACTGCTCGAAGATTTGCTCCGAGAGGTATTGGGTGAACTCGGGGCGAGTTACGAGGTTCGAGAGGAAGGTTCCTCCCTGGTTCTGGAGAGCCATGGCTCAAAAAGGCAGGGTTTCCGTGACTAACCCCGTTGGGCTTCGGCCTTGAGTGCCTTGGCAAGGTCCGGGTTCTCGGCTTCGAGGGCGATGCGCTCGGTGAGGTTGCCGGTCTTGTAGGGATTGCTCATGCCGGGAGCAACGCTTGTGGTGGCGGTGCTGCCCATGCCGCGAGCTCCGGTGGAGGAGAAGTGGTGCTCGTATCCGCTGCCCGGTGCTTTGAGGTTGGAAAGGTAGGCGTCGAGTGGTTGCTCCGCGCCCCCCGCGAGCACCACTGGACGGCCCTCTATTTCTCGCAGCTGAGATTGCAGTAGGGCGAACATTTGCTCGGGCGCGATGGCGCCGGAGCGGGAAATGCCGGCCATGGCTGCGGCTTTGAGTCGCTCCTGGGCGGTGGCGGTCCTCTCGGAGGAGAGCTCGGCCTCGAGGGTGGCGATGCGTTCGTCGCGGGCAGCGATCGTTTGCTTGGCTTCTTCCCAGAGCGCTTTGTATTCGCCCTGGTCCTGGAGCTGCTGCTGGTTCCGTTGTTGGAGCTGGCGCTCGAGGTCTTTCAACCGCTCGTTGAGCTGTTGGTTCTTTTCACCAGCGGCGGCTTTGTCCTGTTGGACGAGCTCGAGCTTTTTGAGCAAGCGCTGGTGTTCGGAAGGGTCAACGAGTTGAGGCGCTTCGGGTGCAACCACCGCGGGCGGTTGCGGAGCAGTCACGGACTGATCCCCGGCAGCTTCGACTGACATCGGAACGGGAGGGTTACCTGCTTACTTTACACCTGACGCAGTGGCGTAAGTGTTAAGTGAAGACCGGGAGGATGGCGCAGCGGCAGTGGGGGTGGACGGGCGGGATCGAGGGGAAGTCAGTGGGAGTCGAGCGGCGCTGGCCGTCGAGGGGGCGGCAGACGGGGCAGGTGCGGGGGTCGAGCACGGCGTGCCACTCCCAGTAGGAGATGTTGGGGGCGCTTTGCCAGACGGGGCGGCTTTCGCGGGTGAAGTGGTCCCAGACCGCGGCGGTGATGAGGGCGTTGATGCGCGTTAGGGCGGCGTGGGCGACGGTGCCGCGCCGGATGACGAGGGTGGGCTGACCGCGGCGGGTGACTTCGGGGAGGACCTGTTGGAGGAGGTCGGCAGTGGGGGTGCCTTCGAGAAGGCCGCGTTGGATCGTGCGGTCGGCGATGCGCAGGATTTCCGCCATGAACTGCGAGGGGCTTTGGCGGCGGAAGTAGGCGTCGAGGGAGCGGCCGAGGAAGCGGACGCGCCGCATGATTTCGGCGGGGTAGGCGAGGGGGGCGTTGGGGTCGGCCGTGCCGGCGTAGCGGGCGGCGAGGGCGCGGGCGCGGCGTTGGAAGTTCCAGAGCTCGAGGGCGAGCAGGCTGGCGAGGCCGTCGTTCAGGGGGACGAGGGCGTCCTCGAGGCGGGGGCGGAGGAGTTTGTAGGCGAGTGGGCGGCTGAGGGCGTCGTCGGGCAGGGTGGCGAGGTGGGCGCGGATGACGGCGAAGGCGCGGTGGACCTCGGTGAGGGTTAGGCGGTAGATGCGGAGCTCGAGGGCGCGGAGTTCGCGGTCGACGCGGCGGAGGTACGCCTCGGCGTTAGGTGCCACGGCTGCGGTCGGGGCGGAGGGGCGTGGGCAGCGTGGCGTTGCTCAGCGCGGTGGCGCTGGTGGGTAGGTTGTCGAGGCCGGAGTCCTCGGCGTCGTCGGAGGAGTCGGCGGCCATCTGCTCCTCGAGGAAGTCGCGGGTGTCGATGATTTCGCGCTCGAGGTCGACGGTGGGGGGCAGGACTTCGCCCTGCTGGAGGATCGAGAGGAGGGTGGCCTGGCTGATGGCGCCCTGCATGTAGAGCTGCAGGTAGGCGGTGATTTGATTGCCGTCGATCAGGCGGTTTTCGTAGTCCTTGGGGATAGAGACGAGGGGAGGCTCGATGCCGACGTACTCGGCGGCGAGGGCGAGGACTTCGCTGATGGCGCGCTCGAGGTCCTCGCTGATGATCGCCATGATCGAGTCGGAGTCGATGCGATCAAGGCGCTTGGCTTCGGCGGCGGCGTTGGTGATGTTCTGCTGCGCCAGCGTGTTGATGCCGAGGCGCGAGATCTGGTCCTCCAGCGCCTTCAGGCACTGCAGCTGGGCGGCGTAGGCGTCGCTGGGTGGGGACACGATTTCGGCGCCGCCGTCAGGGGGGAGGAGGATGGCGGTGTTGACCGAGAGGCCGAGCGGGCTGTCCGAGTCGGGGTCGAAGCCGCGGAGCGTGAGGATGGGGTTGGCGCCGGTGTGGATGGCGTGGTGGTAGTCGCAGAAGCGCTGGGCGTAGGCGATGTTGAGGTAGGCGCACTCCAGGAGCGGGGGCCGGGACATCAGGGTGCCGAGGCGGTTGCTGTAGACGGTGACGAGGGGGAGGGAGGAGGTGGTGAGGGGGCCGGAGTCGTGGATGGCCCAGGAGGCGTGGCGGGCTTGGCCGTCGGAGAGGCGCCAGACCTGCCAGCCGGTAGTGGTGAGGACGCGGATTTGGTCGAGGACGGTCTCGCCGAAGGTGCCGTTGGGCTCGGAGACGCGCTCGAGGATGCGGACTTGGGTGAGGGCGCTTTCGGTGCGGTTGTCGGCCGTGCGCCAGCCGAGGATTTGGGGGGCGTCGACGGGGCAGAGGTAGGGGCGGTCGCCGTTGGCGCGCTGCTCGGCGAGGTTGCGGGCGGGCTCGGTGGCGGTGTAGTCGACGA